AACTTCTAGAGCAATCGCAGCTCAAATTCTGAGGCACCGTAGTTTTACATATCAAGAGTTTTCTCAACGGTATGCTGCAACAACTCTGCTGGAGAATCATATTCCACTTCCAGAACTTCGTCGTCAAGACACAAAGAATCGACAAAATTCTATTGATGACTTGGATCCGTTGATTACATCTAGACTTTTGTTTAAGATTCAAGAACATTTCCGTCAAGCACAGATACTCTATGAAGAACTTTTGTCTGAAGAAGTTGCAAAAGAGTGTGCTAGAATGGTGATGCCCCTTGCGACGGGAACAAAAATCTATATGAGCGGATCATGTCGCTCATGGATTCACTATATAAATCTGCGTTCTGCTAATGGAACACAGAAAGAACACATGGACATTGCAGAAGGATGTAAAAAGATCTTCTGTAATAAATTCCCTACAGTATCCGAAGCACTTGATTGGAAATGAAACTATTAACACTTGAAGATTATGAATTGGCAGGTCAAACATTTTGGCCTAAGTATTGGTACGTTGCCAAAGAACTTGGTGAAGGTGCTAAGACAGAAGACATTCTTAAATGTATGGAAGCAGTCGGCAGTGTCGCACTAAAACTAGCATTGGAAGAAAAATCAGCAGGTCCATTTGGATTTAATAAAAAAACAGAGGAAATTGAATGAGTAAGAGAGCTCTTATTACTGGTGGTGCTGGTTTTATTGCCCACCATCTTGTATCCCAGATTCTAAAGAATACTGACTGGGAAGTTGTTACACTTGATAGATTAGACTTTAGTGGTAATCTAAATCGTTTGCATGATGTCCTGAAGGACTTCTCTCCTGCTGATCGTGCTCGCGTTAAAGTTGTTTTCCATGACCTGAAAGCAGCAGTGAATCCATTGATTGCTGCTGATATTGGGAAGGTTGATTACATCCTTCACCTTGCTGCTGGTTCCCATGTGGATCGCAGCATTGAATTCCCTATGGAGTTCGTGATGGATAATGTCGTTGCTACCTGCAACATCCTTGACTATGCTCGTGGACTTGATCACCTAGAAAGATTTGTTTACTTTGGTACTGACGAAGTATTCGGACCTGCACCTAATGGCATTCTTTATGGAGAGAATGACCGTTACAACTCCACCAATCCCTACAGTGCTAGTAAGGCAGGTGGTGAAGAACTGGCAGTAGCATTTCAAAACACTTACAAACTGCCTGTCTACATCACTCACACGATGAATGTCTTTGGTCAGCGTCAGCATCCAGAGAAATACATTCCAATGTGTATTAAACGTGTACGTGATGGTGAGACTATTACTATTCACAGTGACGCTACAAGGACGATTCCTGGTTCTAGGCACTATATCCATGCTGAAGATGTTTCAGACGCCTTGCTCTTCCTCCTGGAACAACCTACAGTCGTAGAATTAAACTGGGGAGATGCTAAATGTCCTAAGTTTAATATTGTTGGTGCAAGAGAACTGAACAACCTTGAGTTGGCACAGATGATTGCTCTCGCACAAGGTAAAGATCTTAAGTATGATCTGGTTGACTTCCATTCAGCACGTCCTGGTCATGATCTTCGCTATGCTTTGTCTGGAGAGAAGATGAAACTGATGGGATGGGAACCCAAACCCATTGAGGATCGAGTTAAAGAGGTCGTTCAATGGACTCTAGACAATCCTCGATGGATCAAACTCTAAATAAATCTATCCAGAAATTAATTATGCCTACTTATCCTGTAAAGAATTTAAAAACTGGAGAGACACAGACTCTTTCTATGACCATGAAAGCCTACTCTGAGTGGAAAGATGAAAACCCTGACTGGGATAAAGACTGGTCACAGGGTTGCGCTGGAGCACAAGATGTGGGTGGGTGGAAAGGAGAAGCCAACTCTAATGGTTGGAATGAGGTTTTAGATAGGGCATCTAAACAACCTGGTTCTACAGTTCGCAAAAACCGAGACTACAGTTAACTATGCCAAGAAGAAAGAAGGATGATCCAATCGGAGTCGGTTTAACTGCCAAGCAGATGAAACGAAAGAAACCGATTAACAATGATCTTCTGTGTGACATTACTCCCTTAACTCCTAACCAAGAGATTTTGTTTGCAGAATACAAAAAGGGGAAGAACCTCTTTGCGTATGGTGCAGCAGGCACAGGAAAAACATTTATTGTTTTGTACAATGCACTGAAAGAAGTTCTTGATGAGAACACACCTTACAAAAAGATCTATATTGTAAGATCTCTTGTATCTACCAGAGAGATTGGTTTTCTCCCTGGAGATCATGAAGACAAGTCAGCTCTTTACCAGATTCCATATAAGAATATGGTAAAGTATATGTTTGAGATGCCAACAGACTCTGACTTTGAGATGCTGTATGGTAATCTTAAAACTCAGGAGACTATCTCCTTTTGGTCTACAAGTTTTATTCGGGGTACTACATTGGATGATACAATTATCATCGTCGATGAAGCACAGAATCTAAACTTCCACGAACTTGATTCAATCATCACACGCTGTGGTGAGAATACAAAGATCATGTTCTGTGGTGATGCGAGTCAAAGTGATTTGACTAAATCATATGAACGAAATGGTATTCTTGATTTCCTAAGAATCATTAGGAACATGCCATCATTTACAATCATTGAATTTGGTGTTGAAGACATCGTTCGTTCTGGATTAGTCAAAGAGTATCTCATGAACAAAATTGCTCTGAACATCTAATGAATTTCATTCATCATAATTATCTCGGTGACGTTGAACTTAACAAAAAAGAAACTCCTGGATGCAGACTCTATCAAGTCCCGAATGGTTCTTGGGTGCCTTCTATTACTTCTGTCACTTCTTTCTATAATCGCGAGATTTTTATCAAGTGGCGTAAGCGAATTGGAGAAGAGGAAGCTAACAGAATTACGAAGAGGGCAACAAAACGTGGTACAGATTTCCATGAGGCTGCCCAAGCGTATCTAATGAATCTTGAATTGGACTGGAATGAATTTCGTCCTGCCACTCAGTTCATGTTCCATCATGCTAAAGAGGAACTTGATAAGATAAATAATATTCATGCTATCGAACGTACTCTGTTCTCTGAGTATCTTGGATTGGCGGGAAGAGTAGACTGCATTGGTGAGTACGAAGGAGAACTAGCAGTCATTGACTTTAAGACCTCGGAGAAGATCAAACCAGAGAAGTGGTTAGAAAACTACTTTGTTCAAGAGACTGCATATGCTTGTATGTACTATGAGATGACTGGTATTCCAGTCAAGAAACTCATTACTCTTATGGTTACTCCTGGGGGTGAAGTAAAAGTATTTGACAAAAGGAACAAAGACGAGTATATTAAACTTCTAGTTCGTTATATTAAAGAATTTGTCAATCACAATCTTTCAAAACAAAATGGAGAATGAACTAGATAAGGTTCTGGAACAGAAATTTCTGTGTCCAACTCGATTCGCACAAGAAGTCGAGAAAGTTATCAAAGAGAATCCAGAGATGAACTACATCGATGCTGTAGTTTACTTCTGTGAGGAGAATAAGATCGACTTCGATTCTGTATCTAAACTAATCTCCAAACCACTCAAAGAAAAAATTAAATACAACGCCACTGAACTTAACTTTCTAAAAAGAACAAGTCGTGCCCGTTTGCCATTGTAATGATGCCTTTTGATTGCTACAAAAAATTTCTGGCAATAAAAAATCATTTTACTAAAGAGAAGTATGACTACCATAAGTATTGTGGTTCTAGTCGTGCTTCTCTTAATTCTTTCTACAAAAGAAAAGACAGATACTTTTTTGAGAAACTGTCTCGCCAGAAAAATGACAAAGAGATTGAAGAATTCTTTGTCGCCAACTTTGCCACATGCAATGATCCACAATCACTCTATATTGTAGAGCTAATGCGAGAGGGTGATAAAGTGCATCGTCAATGGCAGAAGAAAATCCAGAGTCTCTCATACTCTTTTAAAAATGAGATTGAAGAAGTCTTTCTAGATAGAGACTTTGACAGAATGTTCTCAAGAGATGATAGTTATCACCCTCCTATTCTCAAGGCACATCTACAGGGAAAATTATCTCTAGAGACCATGTTGATTTTGAACAAAATACTGGGATATAAATCCCACTTTGATAGAAAGATCGACGATCCTGTATGGAAATTAGTATCTTTGAAACTTTCTAAGTATGATAAGTTTCTAAATATCGATGTATTTCATTATAGAAAAATTTTAAAAGACGTATTAGTGGAAGATCAATGAGTTTTTTTGATTCAGAAGTTGTCCGAGCAGAGATGACTCAAATTCAGGAATTGCAAGAGAGCGTTTATGAAAACGTTTTCGCCTTTCCTAGTATGGATATGGAAGAAAAAAAGGATCATATCCTTCTTCTTCAACGTCTTCTTGAGAAGCAGAGAATCTTATACACTAGACTCTCTTTGAGTGACGATCCAGAAGCTGTCCAGATGAAGGAGAGTATCCTGAAGTCTGCTGTTATGATGGGTATGCCACGCGATATCGACATGTCGGTAATTTTTTCTAACATGGAAAAGATGATCACCACACTCAAGCAACAGCTTGACATGGTGGACTCTGACTGATATACTTACGAAGTACACACAAGCCAAATCTAAACAACCCGAGGTAATCCAAATGTCTTTTGCAAATCTTAAGAAGCAATCTTCTCTTGGTTCCCTGACCTCCAAACTGGTCAAGGAAGTTGAAAAAATGAGCACCAAAACTGGAGGCGATGACCGTCTCTGGAAACCTGAAATGGACAAGACTGGCAATGGTTATGCAGTTATCCGTTTCCTGCCAGCTCCTGATGGAGAAGATCTTCCATGGGCAAAACTATATACTCACGCCTTCCAAGGTCCTGGTGGATGGTACATTGAGAACTCTTTAACCACTCTTGGTGGAAAGGATCCTGTCTCTGAGTACAATCGTGAACTGTGGAACAGTGGTAGTGATGCTGACAAAGAAACTGCCCGTAAGCAGAAGCGCAAATTGTCCTACTATACCAACATCTATGTGGTAAAAGATCCCACAAATCCTGAGAATGAGGGAAGAGTTTTCCTTTATAAGTTTGGTAAGAAGATCTTTGATAAGATCATGGAAGCAATGCAACCTGAGTTTGAAGACGAGACTGCTATCAATCCATTTGATTTCTGGCAGGGTGCAGACTTCAAACTGAAGATCAAGAAAGTTGCAGGTTACTGGAACTATGATTCTTCTGAGTTCGCACGTCAAGCACCTTTGCTAGACGATGACGATGCAATGGAAGCAATCTGGAAGAAAGAATATGGTCTTGCTGAGATTGTTGATGCATCTCAGTTCAAGTCCTATGAGGATCTTGATAAGCGACTGAAGATGGTGCTTGGACAACGGTCTTCTCGCCCTGTTATGGATGAAGAACTTAGTGATGAGAGTGATGGTCGCGGATCATTCACCCCCGACTTCAAGTCTAAAGCACCTGAACCTGTAGCACAAACTGCTGATGCAGATGAGGAAGATGCTCTGAGTTACTTCCAGAATCTCGCCAACAGCTGAGAACCCTTACCGTACAGACGAATGAAATTCCTACCACTTCTCTTATTTGGGTTAGTCTTGGCAGCACCTGCTGCCTCTGCTCACTCTCGTCATTACTATCATTATCATGATTGGGGAGAGATTGAGGAGAGAACTAAGAGATCTAGAACAAAGTATGATTGGAAGCACTGTCAGAAAATCAAAACTACTAGATGGCAAAGTCCCCATGGACCCCAGACCAAAAGAGAAGTGACTAGGATTCGCAACTGTAGTCCATGGCATCACCATCGTCATGATCATCATTACTACGATCATCATGATTTATTTTACTTTGGTGTGAGAGTTCGAGTTGACTGATTAATAATCAGTTGGTTTTATTCCACCTTGCTTCAACTTATCTCCAATATATGAAGATGATTTTTTTGGATACTCCATAATTTCATCTATATCATTCAAGAAAGTTTGTAGGAAGATCGGTCTTAGAACGTAAATGTTTCTGAGTTCGTCTTGAATCTTTAACTCATGGTCTCTGTTTGTCACTTCTATAGTTACATCAGAGTCTAAGACTTCATTATTACCATCAACATAGGTAAATCTAAAATCTGAATCAACTTCAATTCCAGCAGGGAGAACAATCCTCCCTCTGGAATTTTTTACTTCCACGGTCTCATAGTGATGAACTTGATTATATCCTTGGATTGATTGATATTTTTGAATTAAGAATTTTTCAAAAGATCTTGATGCCAGAGGCCACTCTGAATACACATTGACAATATTGTTTACTGTCAAGATAACCCAGTCCAATTCTGGATCACCATACACTTTCTGTGCAACATTATCGGGACGTTCTTCTCCAATGATCTGATACATCTCAAACGATGTGAATCTATCAAAGAAGTCTGAGCGAACTTTTGCTCTACGATAAAAGTTTTTTGCTTCAACAAAATCATAATCTGAATTTTTAGTTTGTAGTCTGGATGTGTACATCCAGTTTGGTATTTGTCTGAAGTAACCCATTAGAATCCCATGCCTCGTAAACCTTCGCCATCATCATAATCTTCGCGGAAGATTGGATCAATCTCCTTGAAGGTTAAGTTCATCTGATATTGAATCATTCCACTATCTTCATATGTAGTATATTGATTGTTTGGTGTATAACTTATTGCCATATCAGTTAATGCCAGTGGTTTAAATGTATTCAGATATGGATGTGGTTGACCCTCAGAATTTCTATATTCAATTTTAAAAATGTTGGGTGCCTGTAAAAATAATCCTGATGCACCAACTCCAGGTGCCTTTGCTTGTTTGAATGCTCTGATAATTTTTTTGATCTCCTCTGAATCCTGTACACGCTTTGGTGTCATTGTAAATTGAAATGCAAATCCTCTAAGAGAAACACCCTTGAACAATAGGGTTAGGTTGTTGTTGGCAGCCATACCAGTGCTCCTGCCAAAGATATCAGAACCGATAATCTCTTGTGCTGCCTTAGTAGCAAGGAAACTTTTGATAGGTCCTTGAGCTGACGCATTTCCGACTGTTTTAACAAAACTATCGATCACTTGTCCTGGTCTACCATCTGCTCCTCCAATCACTTTGGTAGCCTCAGTGATTGCTCCAGCAGCTGCTGCTTGAAGGAAGTTTAGATTATCATCTCCCCAAGAAACAGAATTAGTATCATTTACACTTTGTTGAATAGGTAGAATGATAGCAAACTTTTCTGTAGCATCCATCAAACGCTCAGACATTCTTGATAGCATTCCAGATCCAAATCCTCCTGGTCCACCTGCAGCAGCAAGAGGTTGATATTCAAACCCTTTAAAGATAACGAAGTCTAAGTCTTTTGGTTGATCGACAGGATATCTCATCGTCCCTGACGCAGATTTGCCTTGACTATATGATTGATTTGGTTGCTGGTTAGTATTTTTTTCCTCTGTAGATGGTGATGCTTCTTGATCTCCAGTCTTATCACCACTTCCTCCATTAGGAGCAAGGGGATCTGGAATATCAAGACTATCACCATATCCCATGTCTTTCAGATTTAATTTCTGAGTGGTGCTAGCATTGTTATTGATGATGGCTTTGTTTTCATTCTCTGCCATCGCTTTTACTTGATTTTTTAGATTCCTCTGTATCGATGCTCTTAACTGTCCGTTTCTGCCACCGCCACCAACTAATGCTTTTTGAGCAGTGCTGTCCCCACCATTAAAGTAAACATTTCCTTTAGATCCAATGAATCCAATAGTCTTTCCGTTAGAATCCGTCAGAGTTCCTTGACCATTGTCCAGGTTAGTGTTGACGTTAACGGTTTTTCCATTCGCCAAGGTAATTTTTGAACTCTTGTCTCCTGATGCTGCCATGGGATTTAAGATACGTCGAATTTTGCGTAGTTGATGTCAAGTAAGTCAAGAAGTTCTTCTTCATCAACTCTCATCATTTTCCCCATTACTTCTGGGAATGTATAATTTCTAGATTTTCTCCAGTGGAAGTTAAATCCTTTCCACCCCCATTGTTCAATTGAGGTAATGACAACTAGGGGATATTCATCATACTGAATGTTGGGAGTCTTAGGTCTATACAAGTATGTATAAAAAGCTCCAGGTCTTTCGGGAATTAATTCACTTTCACCGATGATTTCCATAAGAAACATCATCTTATCATCAGCATTTCCCATTGCAATCAAGTCTTTTTTATGTTTCTTGATTCGATTCATAAACCTAATTCTTTCTCAGTTATGATTTTAAAATTCCATAGTCTATCTTTACAAAATTCAGTTGCTGCTTTCCACTTAGCAATGTTTACAGCGTAGGTAGCAGACTCAGTAAGATACCGTTTAGTATTTTTCTTTGGTCTCTTGGGTTGCATCGTTTGCTTTAGGGGTTTGACCTCTACGATATATTTTTGCAGTCTTCCAGATGTATTTCTGAGAGAGATATAAAAGTCAGGAAAGTAACGATGAACTCTACCATCAACTGGAGAGATGTATGGAATTACAATCTCTTCTGAACCCCATTCTAAAATATTTTCATTACGATCACACCAATTCATAAATTTAAGTTCCCATAATGAACGGTAAATAACCTTAGTTGGATCACCCTTATACTTCAAATAATTACTGGGACGGAACTTTCCCTTGTAACTCATAGCCTACATAATATGGGAACACTATTCTTATTTAGATGGCTAACGGCAAGGTAGCATTCCAAGGCGGCGGTATTAGTAAATTTGTTAATAAGATTACTGATGTAGCATTAACTGCTCAGTATCAACTAGGCATGTCTGGTCTATCTAAGTTTCCATTTGGAGATAGAATTTCAGTAGAGCACATGAATGTTATGTGTGAGAGCACTTCTCTACCTGGATCAAGATTCTCTACTGCAACTGACACTACATATCATGGCATCACATCGAAGATGGCATATCGTAGAGACTTTTCTGATCTGAATTGTACATTCTATGTTGACACTAGATATGACACAATCAAAATTTTAGAGTCTTGGATGCAATATATTCATGGACCAGATGGACAGGGAGATTATATTGGAAACAGAGAGGGTTATGCATTTACTAGATTTAGATATCCCGAAGATTATAAGTGCAACATTCATCTCTTGAAGTTCAATAAGAATTATTCTAATGATGTTGTACCAAATGGTGTGAACGGATCTAATGCCTCAATAACTTATACGTTTGTTAATGCATTTCCAATCAACTTGAGTTCAATGTCAGTATCTTATGGACCAAGTGATGTATTGAAATGTACTGTTGATTTTGCATATGATAGATATATCTTAGATAATATTGGTTCTGGTGGGGGTAGTGTAAACTCTGCACAACAATCTACAGATAACACAACAGTACAAAAGAGTGAACAAAGCAATACTGCACCAAGTGATAATGCTGAAAACAGTGGAGACAATCAAAGTAGTTACACTAAGAAGGGTAATTACCCACCATCTCCAGCTTCATTCAACAATACTCCATCTGGTCCCGAATAAATAAAACACACTGAATTATATTAAAAAACATGGCTTTACCTAGAATTGCCACTCCTTCTTACAAGATTGAGTTGCCTTCAACTGAAAAGGAGATCGAAATTAGACCGTTCATTGTTAAAGAAGAGAAACTTCTAGTCCTTGCAATGGAGAGTCAGGATAATAGTGAGATCACACTTGCAATTAAAAACGTCTTGCAGGCATGTATCTTAACACCAGGCATTGATATTGAAACACTTCCCACATTTGATATCGAATATTTGTTCCTGATGATTCGCGGCAAGTCTGTTGGTGAAGAAATTGAAGTCAATGTTATTGCTCCTGATGATGAGATTACTGAAGTTCCAGTAAAAATTTCTATCTATGATATCAAAGTTAACAAGCAGAAGGATCATAATTCTGAAGTGATTTTGGATGATACTCTTAGAATGAAAATGAAGTATCCTTCATTGTCTCAATTCATTGATAATAATTTCATTACTGAAGATGTTTCAAACGTTGAGAAAACTTTTAGTGTAATTGCGTCTTGCATCGAGACCATTTACAATGAGGAAGATGCTTGGGCGGCGTCTGACTATACTGATAAAGAACTGGTTGAATTTGTTGAGCAACTTAGTTCAGCACAATTCAAACAGATTGAAAAGTTCTTTGAAACGATGCCAAAACTTTCTCATGAAGTTAAGTTTAAGAACCCAAGTACTAAGAAAGTAAACAAAGTAGTTCTAGAGGGGTTAAATAGTTTTTTCAGCTAGGTATGTCTCACATGAATTTGGAGGCATACCTCAGGATAAATTTTGCGTTAATGCAGTACCATAAATACTCATTAACAGAGGTTGAAGCCATGATTCCGTGGGAACGGGACATCTATATTGAACTCTTGAAGCAACATATTGAGGAAGAGAAACTCAAACAACAACAGCAAGCAAATGGATCTTGATGATCTCCTAAAATCTATCAGAGAAGAGAAAGACGAGGAGGTTCCTAAAGGTCTTGATGACTTGCTGTCTTCAATTAGAGGTGGCAAGAAAAAAACTATTAATGTCAAAAAGTTTGTTGGCGAAGACAAATATGATAAGTATTACCAAGAACTTTTATCTGATGGTAGAATTGGTGGTGACAATGTAACGCCATCTGAGAGAAAAGAGGGAGTCAAGACATATAAAAAAGATAAGATTGAATTTAAATCATTTGTTGATAGAGTATTTGAACAGAAGAAATCAGTACAGAAACTTGAACAGAAGTCTTCTGGTGGTGGAGGGGATGTTGCAGGAAATATAGGTGGAGTCTCAGCAAAACCCACACAAAAACTACTTCCTGGAACTGCACAACCTGAATCAGAACAGGAGCAAAAAAGGAAGCAGAGAGCAAAGGTAAAGAAAGACCCTCTGATTGAGAAGTTGGATGCTATTTTAAAGAGCACAACTTCCATTGAGAAATTGATGGCAAAGGATCTGAAGTTAGATAAAAAACTAGCAGAGAAAGAGAGAAAGCGTTTAGAAAAAGAGAAAGGAGAGAAGAAAGAAAAATTTAGAGAAGGTTTTATGAAGAAGGTTGGAACCTCCTTTAAAAAACTTTTAAAACCTGCTATGGGTCTTTTTGAAAGACTATTCAAAGCACTAGGGACCATGCTCTTTTATGGAGCGTTGATGAGAATAGTGGATTGGATTGGTGATAAAGAAAACCAGAGAAAATTGGGTAATGTATTCAGATTCTTAAGTAAGTTTTGGCCTGCTCTGTTAGCGATCTACCTCATTTTTGGCAATGGACTTACCAGAACTCTACTGAAGATGACTGGTAGTCTACTGAGACTTGTGCCTAAATTGATAGGACTTGCCTTCAAACTAGGAGTTAAAGCAGCAGGATTATTGGGTAAGGTTCCAAAACCATTACTGATTGGAGGAGCATTATTCGCTGCTGGTGCTGCTATTCCTATGCTTATGCCTGATACTGTTGATGAGCAGGAAAGAAAAACTCAGGATAACGTAAAGAAAAAAGGAGAAGCTGCTACGAGAGCAGAGTTAGAAAAAATAGCAAACAATCCATCCTTTATGGATAGACTTCAGGGAAGAGATGCTGAAGCGAAAGAACAATTAAGTAAACTGGATACTGGTGAGACCAAGAAGTATGGTTTCAACAGTGGTGGATTAGTTCCGTCCAAACCTAGTCCTAGTCATGGCACTGGTGGTATCGTCAAAGGATTCACAGGCGGCGGGCCTGTGCGAAAATCAACTTTTAATTCCAAAAATGGCGGCAAAAATTCTCCGCCAAAAAATGACTCTATTAGTTTTTTATCAGGTGGCGGTGAGGTTCAATCATCCCCATCATATAATCAGACAGTAAACCTCCAAATGTCTGGTGGTGGTCAGGTTCCTGGGATATTCAGTCCAACAATCAATTATCTCTCTGGAGGTGGAACACCACAACCACAAGGAACTGACACTGTTCCTGCTATGCTAACTCCTGGTGAGTTTGTCATGAGCAAGGGTGCTGTCAATAAAATCGGAGTGGGTAATCTTGAGAAGATGAATGCTTCTGGTGGAGGAACGAACAAACCAAAACTACTTAATAATACAATGTATGCTGCAGGTGGTGGTAGTATTGAGGTAAAGGGAACTGGAAATAGTATTGAAGGGGAATTAGTATTAAAAAATGCAGATGGAAAGCGGGTTGGTAAAAAATACCTTGCCATCAGTGGAACCAATTCTGGCAAAGGAGTCTCACAGAAAGCAAGATATGATACTAGAAATGCTCCGATGCCAGATGGTAATTACAGTCTAGTTGGATTCGATGAACATGGAAATTGGCCTGGACTACCTGGAATTGGGCATTGGTCCTCATTTATTGGTAACTCTAGTGGTTCTATTGGCAGTAGATCTGGATTGATGCTTCACAATGATATTAATAGTGATGGAACTCTTGGATGTATTGGTGTTGAACTTGGGGGCAGGGCAGGAACAAAAGCAGAGCAAGAGTTTCTGGAAACGTATAAACAAGTAAAACCAAAATCTATAAAAATTGCTTTAGGTGCTGGAGGCGGCGATGCCTCTGATATTGATTCTGTTGATTCTAGTGGTGGTTCTAGAACTGCAACCCCAGATAATGATGCAGCTGCAGCACAGAGTGCGGCGAAATCATCTGGCGGACTCACACCTGTAACTTCAAATGTTTCTATGTCTGGGTATAGAAAGGATTCTGCTGGTACTCTATCTCCCACTCAATCTAGATATAGCGTCAATCCTTTAGTGAAAGGAAAAACATCTCCCAGTAGAGGTATTAATAACGCTGCTGAATTATCTCAAACTTCTCCATCAGAAATGTCACAATCTGAATCCAATGCGTTGGTTGCAGCTTCTAATGGGCAGGCTAATAAGCAAACTCAATCAGCTGCCTCTGCTAAAGGTTCTAGGAACAGAAACGTTTCTGCTGAGGATCCTAATAATATGGTCGTGTTTAGCAACAGAGCACTTCACAACATAATCTTGTAATAATATGGCAATACCAGCATTAGCAGCAGGATTAGCAAAAGGTGCCATCACCAAGTCTGTGACTGGTGCTGGCAAGAAGGGTGCTATAAGAAAGTCATTCCAGACAAAACCATCCGAAAGAAAAGAAGAAGGTCGTGGTCTTGTAAGAACTGCTCCTGGCGCTAGCCCAAGAAGTTCTGCTATTGTTGCATTTAGTCCTAGTGTAACTGGAAATCCTGAGAAAAAGATTGCTTCTGTTAGTGGTGGTGATCCAAAATTAATTCGTGTAGAGAAGATAAGAGTATCTGTAGTCAATATTGAGTCGTACTTTAAGACAAGAATTAAATCAAAGGCAGATATTGCCAAGAAAAGAACAAAACTAATAGAAAAACAGAAAGGAAATAAGGGTGAAGATGAACGTGAAGTAAAAAAGATTGGCAAAAAAACTAAAGGATTAACACTCCCTAAACCAAAAAGTTTTTTTGAAAGGATATTGAGTGGTATCGCAACCATGATTGGTTATGGTCTTTTGATGAGACTATTACCATTTGTTGACCAGCTTAAACCCATTCTCATGGGAGTTATTAATGCACTAAAGTTTATTTTAGATATTGGTGGTAAGATATTAAATGGTCTCATAACGTTCGTATCTTGGGGTATGGATGCTTATGATGCAACTGTTGGGTGGATCGGAGATACATTTGGAGAAGACGCTCTGAATGCGGTGGCGAGCATCTCTGACAAACTAGTTCATCTAATCAACGCTGCTATCATTGTTGGTTCAGCAATGTTGGCAATGGATATGAATCCATTCAACAGAGGTAACAAAAATAAACCAGGAGTAAAACCAACAAAACCCACATTACCAAAACCCACGCAACCTAAGATCAAACCACCTGGGATGTCTCCTACTGGTCGTCCAAAACCAGCTGCGAGCATACAGAGAAAGTTTGGGCATAATGCTGCTAATGCTTTCCAAGCTAAGTACGATAAGGCGATTCAGGCAGGAAGAACTCCAACTCAGGCATTAACCACTGGTAAGGCACATGTTACAAAACTCATTGAGTCTGGTAAAATTACAGCAGCACCACAAACAGGATCTCTTGGTGGCAGTAAAGCAGGTAGTAAAATATTTAAGGGTGGTATAGCAAAATCTGCCAATAGATTTGGAATCAAATTGTTTGGCAAATCAGCCATGAAGGGAGTTTCCAAAATGTTTGGTAGGATTCCGATTGTGGGTCCTCTCATTATTGCTGTAGCATCAATTCTTGCTGGAGAAGGTATTGGTAAGGCACTATTCAAAGGAGTTGGTGCTGCATTGGGTGGTTTCTTGGGATCATTTATTCCAATTCCAGTATTGGGTACGATTCTTGGTGAACTTGTCGGTGAATATGTTGGTGATTTGATGCATGTCCTGATTATGGGCGGCGGAATTTCTAAATTGGGAGAAAGACTACAGAGTGATATTGCTGCTGCTCTGAATGTTGCTGGTGCTGCATTTAATTTCTTAAAAGATGGTGCTGTTAGATTCTTTGAAAACTTTCCAACGGTAGATGTTCCTGACATCAGACCAGGAAAAATCTTTGCTGATATGTTATCCATCAATCCCATTTACAAGGCGATGATGAACTTTGAGGTGAAAATGCCTAAAGGTCCTTTTGGATCTGTTCATGGAGCAATTGATCTGATTCCTGGAATTCCCACAGAATGGAAGACTGCCTTGAAGGAAGGATTTTCTATTAGAGGAATCTTTGATTCCATGCCTGGTATACAAGAAATTCTGGGAAGTTTTGCTAAGTTCATTCCTGGAATGGATAAATTTATTAACAACGGAGCACTGAAAAAAGTTCCAAATCTTTTATTACTATCACCTCCTGGATTACCATTCTTGCTCCCTCATGTAGGAAAATCATTCTTGCCTGGAATATTTGGTGGGTCATCTACAAGCAAAGCACCCAAAACACCAAAAGAGAGTCCACCAGCAGACAATGAGGGTGCTGGAGAGGAGAAAGGATTCTTTGGTAAGATTGGTGATGGTATTGGCAGTATGGTATCTGGTATTACATCTGGTATTAAAAGTATGGGTGGTGGAAATGGAGGCGATGGTATTGGCAATACAGGACCTACGGGACAAAACAAAAAAATCATTAGTGGTGGTAATGTAAAGGGCACTAATGAAGAGAAATGGAAGGCTTTTTATGCTATGGGTCAGAAGGCAGGAGCAATGTTCCCACAGTTAGTCGCAGCACAATTTGCTTTAGAGTCTGCCTGGGGTACTGCGTTATCTGCCAAAAACAATTTCTTCGGCATCAAGGCTACCTCCTCAGAATCTGCCACAGTTAGTAACACAAGAGAGGTTATTAATGGTCAAAGTGTTTATATGGATGAAAGATTTAAAAACTTTAACGAACCACAAGATGCTGTTAATCATTTAGTCAAGCAGTGGTATAAAGACTATAGAGGATATACAGGTGTTAATAAAGCACCGTCTGCTTTTGCTGCTGCTGATAAACTGAGGGCAGAGGGATATGCTACTGATCCGCAGTATTCTTCTTCTCTGAAGAGGTTAATGAATCAGTATTCTGGTGTTACTGGGGATCAGAAAGATGTAGATTCTCTACAGGTAACTGAGACAGAGATGGCGGATGCTGGTGATATTACTCCCTCCACCAGAACGGCAACTCCAGATAATGATGCAGCTGCAGCACTGAGCGCGGTGAAATCATCTAGTTCTTCTTCTAGTTCTTCTTCTAGTTCATCCTCTGGAGGTGGTTCTCAGACTACTTCGGGTGGTTGTAGTGCTGCTCCATCAAT